GAGCATGGGCCTTGTGGACGAGGCGTGGGATGTGGCGCCGGAGATCGTGGACGACGGCCTGGAGCCGACGATGGTTTCGCGCGCGTGCCCGCAGCTCGGTCTGTTGTCCACCGCGCACCGTTCCGCGACCTCCCTGTTCCCGAAACGGCGGGCGGTCGCGATCGGTCAGCTCGCCGAACCGGATGACACGCTGATCCTCGAATGGAGCGCGCGGCCGGACGCTGAACTGGACGACCGGACCGAGTGGCGGGCCGCGAGCCCACGCTGGAACGCACAACGGGAACGGGCGGTCGCGGCCGCGCTCGAACGTGCCCGCCTGTCCGGTAGCCCGGACCCGCTCGAAGCCGATCCGCTCGAATCGTTCCGGGCGCAATGGCTGAACATCTGGCCCGCCCGCAGCACGCGCGCGACGGTGCGGGATTCGCCGTTGGTGGAACCGGCCGTCTGGGCGCAGCTTGCGGACGTGACCGCCGCCCGGCCCGGCCGCCTGACGGTCGCGGTCGATGACCGCGCCGGACGGGGCGGCGCCGCCGCCGCCGCCGGGTTACTGCCCGGCGGCCGGGTCCTGGTGTGGGGTGTGCTGCACCGGTCGCGGCGCGCCGCGCTGGCATGGGCCGAACTGCTCGCGCCCGACGTGCTGCTCGTCGGCCCCGCGTTGAAGGCCGACGTACCGGCCGGGACCGTCGTGGGCCCGGCCGATGGTGCGGCCGCGCTCGCGAAACTGCGCGGCCTGATCACCGAACGGCACCTGATCCACGACGGCGGCCACGAACTGTCCGCGCAAGTGTTGGGGTTGCGGGTGGTGGAACGGCCGGGCGGGCTCGTGCCGTCCACGCCGGGCGCATCCGACCTCGCCCGTTGTGCCGCGTGGGCCGCATGGGCGGTCGCCGCCGTGCCGGCCTCTACCCCCAGTTGGGCGGTGCTATGAAACTCCGCAACCTGTTCCGTGCGACCACGGCGGTACCGGACGGGCCCCGGCCGTCGATGACCTTGTGGTGGGACCCGGGCGGCACGCGTCCGCCCGTCACCTGGTGGCCGTCGTCGGGCGAATTCCAGACCCACTGGGACATGGAACTCGTGGACGCGTTCGCGGTGCCCGGCTACTGGCGGGCCCGCCTCCTCATCTCGCAAGCCATCGGCGGCATGCCCCTCGGGTCATGGCAGTCGTTGGTGAAGGACGACCCGACGCCGGCCGTGTTGGTGGCGCCGAATCCGGACGAGGATCGGTGCGCGACGGTCGCGGCATGGGTCGCGGACCTGTTGGATCATGGCAACGCGGTCGGCATCATCGACGGTTGGGCCCGCGACGGCACCGCGGCCAGCTCGGTGACGCCGTGGCCCGCGCGCGACACCGCGGTCGTCCGCGACGACGGCGGCCGGCTCGTGTACCGGTTCGCGCACGCGGGCCAGATCGTGGCCGAGCTGCCGGCCGCGCAGGTGTTCCACGCCAAAGGTGTGCTGGCCTATCCGGGCGCGTTACGTGGGCTCGGCATCCTCGAAGCCGGCATGAGCACCGTCGCGCGGGTCGCGGCCCAGGACCGGTACGCGACCGGCGCATTCCAGACCGGCATGCCGGCCGGCCTGTTGCGCGTGAAGGACCCCGACCTGCAGGCCGGGTCCCCCGACGACCCGGCCGGCTATGCGACCGCGCACGGCATCAAGAAGACGTGGCAGGACAACATACGGACCGGCGACATCGCGGTCCTGTCGGACCTGGTGGACTTCACGCCGCTCGGGTGGACACCGACCGACGCGCAGATGATCGAAGCCCGCCAAATGTCGATCGTGGACATCGCCAACCTGTTCGCGCTCGACCCGTACTGGCTCGGCTCGTCGCAAACTTCGGCGCCGTACCAGAACGTGCAGGACGCGGCGGTGCAGCTCGTCCGGTTCGCGTTGGCGCCCTGGATCACCGCCTTGGAGACCCAGTTCTCGCGGCTCCTGACCCGCGGCCACGAGGCCCGGTTCAACCGGGACAGTCTGCTGCGCGACCAGCAATCGGTACGGGTCCAAACCGAGATCGCGCTCGTGAACGCCGGCATCGTCACCGTGGACGAGGTACGCGCCTGGGAGGGCCTGCTACCGCTCGAGGGCCTCACGCTCGAAGAGGGCCCGGGCGAGGCGAGCACGGTGACGACCCTGTATCCGGCCACGTCCGACAGCGACACGAACGAACCCGCGACCGGAATGGGGTGAGCATGGAATACCGGACCTATGTGGAACCCATCGAAATACGGTCCGCCTCGAAGCGGCTCGTGTGCGGCCGGGTCGTCCCCTACCGCCACGATCAATACATTCACGAGGCCCTCACCGAACGGTTCGAGCGTGGCGCCTTCAACCATCAGCTGCGGTCACCGAACCGGGTCGGCTTCTACCACCTTCACTCCAACCAACACGGCGGTACCCACATTGGTCACGGGGTGCTGTTGCGCGACGACCCCGGAGGACTGTGGGGCGAATTCAAGGTCGCGGCTTCCACGCTCGGTGACCATTACCTGCAGATGGCCCGCGAGGGCATGTTGCGCCAATGGTCGATCGGTTTCGTTCCCGACCGGGAACGGCGCGACGGCACCACGGTCGTCTACACGCGCGCCAACCTGTTCGAGCTGGCGCTCGTGCCGGAAGGCGCGTACGGGGACCTCGCCGCGGTCGCGGCGGTGCGGGTGAAGGTTCCGCCGATGGCGCGCGACACCCTGCTGGCGAAACTACCGGCGGCCCGGCTCCCGCTGTAACGTCTGGGGGAGAGGCAAGACGGCACCCCCGGTGGACACCCCGACCATGGCCGGCACCCCCACGGGCACCCCGCATACCTCACGAGCATTCTGATTGCCGTGAAACCGGGGAGTGTGTCGCGTGAACCTCTATCTGGAACGCCTGGAAACCCGCCGTGAAGAGCTGCGGGCCGATGCCGAAACGATCCTGACCGTCGCCGCCCAAGAGAACCGGGACGTGACCGACCCGGAACGGGCATCGGTCGAAGGCATGTACCGCGAAATCGCCGACCTGGACGGCCGCCTCGAACCGTTACACCAGGCGGAACTGCGCAACGCGGCCCACGAACGGTCCGTCGCCGAACTCGAAAAGACGGTCGCGGCGCGCCGCAACGAACCGATGCCGTCCGGTCAACTCGAGCGGTACCGCAACAATGTCGGCGGGTGGCTCGCGGACTGGGGTGTGCAGATGCGCGACCCGCAAGCGGCGCAACGGATCGCGCGCGCGCATGCCGAGTGGCGGGTCGTCGCCGACCAGAAGTTGGCCGACAACCCGGGGATCGTGCCCGTCCCCGTCGTCGGGGACGTGGGCGGCACCCTTTCGACGGCCCGGCCCGTGATCGACTCGGTCCGTAACCTGCCGATGCCGGCGAGCGGTTCGACGTTCAACCGGCCGACGATCACCCAACACACGGCGGTCGGCGTCCAGAGCGCCGAAAAGACGCAGCTCGCGTCACAGAAAATGACGATCGGCAGTCTGCCCGTCACCAAGAAAACGTACGGCGGGACACTCGACATTTCGTTCCAGGATCGGGACTGGACCGACCCGGCCATCCTCGCGATCGTGACCGCGGACCTCGCCGCCGTCTATGCCAACGAGACCGACAATGCGGCCGCCGACGCGCTCGTGGCCGCGACCACGAACACGTTCACGCTTGCGTCCGGTGCCGCCGAGGGCGTGATCCGGTCCGCGTTCATGTCGGCGGCCAGCTCCATCTTCTCGTCGGTGAAGACCCGCCCGGATACGGTCTGGATGAGCCCCGACGAATACGCGTGGATCGCGGCGGTCACGAGCCCGAACGGTGGGCCTGCCTTCCCGGGCATGGGGGACCTGCTCGGCAACGGCGCAAACATCATGGGCCTGAAAGTCGTTGTGGACGGCAACCTCGCGCCCGCCACCACCGTGATCGGCGTCTCGAACTATGTGGAGCACTACGAACAGGTCGGCGGCCTCCTGTCGGTGACCGAACCGACGATCCTCGGCTACACGGTCGCGTATTACGGCTATGTCGCGGACCTGCTCGTGGACGCGGGCGCGACCCGGAAACGGAGCGCAACCGAATGACCCCCACCGAACCCGAACCCGAACCCGCACCCGCGCCGGAACCCGAACCCGAACCGGCGCCGGCACCGGCACCGGCACCGGTACCGACCGGACCGGACAACCCCGACGCGTGCCCGGTGTGCGGCCGGGTCGGCCGGCCACCCGGCCACCACTGATGGCCTACGACCCCACGGCCGGCTTCCCCGACCTCGCGACCTTGCGCGTCGAGATCGGGGTACCGGCCACGGTCCTCGCCGACGAACAGCTGGACGTGATCGCCGAATCGGAACAAGACAACGTCACCGAACAGTACGCGTGGGCCGACCTCGAACTGCCGGCCCGCCTGTATCAGGTGTTCGTCCGGTCGGTGGCGCGCACGATCGCGGCTCGCGGTTTGCCGTTGGGGATGGTCGGCACCGATAGCGAGTACGGGGTCGCCCGGCTCACAACCCGCGACAGTGAGATCGTGAGGTTGGGCGGCCAGTACCGGAAACGGACGTTCGCGTGACCGTCCGCAGCGACATTGTTGACGCCCTCAAAACGGTGCCGGAACTGACGCCGGGCCCGACGATGCCGGACGTGATCGTGGCCGGCCACGCCTGGCCCGCATGGGCGTCCAGTGAGCCGGTCACCGCGTGCGGGGCGGTCACCACCTGGTATGTGTTCGTGGCGCTCCCGGCCGGGAATCTGCCCGCGACGGTCGCGGCCGCCGACGATCTGGTGGACGACGTTGCGGCCGCGCTGGCGGCGGCCGGGAAGCTCGTGCGGTGGGAACCGTGGCGTATCCCGATCGAACCGGGCCAGCAAGGTGTCCCGGTCGTCCGTTACACGTTGGAGGTATAGGCCATGACCGTCAGAGTGGTCAGGTTCGGGCCGGGGACGTTCACGTTAGGGACGACTCCCGGCACCGACTACTCCTGTCAGGTACAGAGCATCGGGCTCGTCGTCAACAAAGACGAGGGCGACTCGATCACCACCCTGTGTGGCGATTCGGTTCCGGGCTCAATCTCGTACGACTACAGCCTCGAAGGGACCGTCCTGCAGGACTACACGGAGGCGACCGGCCTCGTGCAATTCACGTGGGCGAACAAAGGCCAGCCCGTCGAATTTGCGTTCACGCCGTCCACGACGGCGGGCGCGTCCGTCGCGGGAACCGTGATCGTGGACCCGCTCTCCATCGGTACCGCGGACGGCGCCGTCGGGGACGTACTCACGTCCGATTTCGCGTTCGCGTGCGTCGGGGAACCGACGCCGACATGGCCGGCACCATAACGGCCACGGGCCTGGCGGCCGGCCTGGCCGGCATCGGCGCCGGCCTCGATGATCTGGCCGACGGGGCGGACGATGCGGCCCAGATCGTTGTGGCGCGCGCCCGGCGGCTCTCGCCGGTCGCGACCGGTCGCCTCGCGCACTCGATCGTCGGGCATGGCACGGGCTCGTCGGTGGCGGTCGGGACGCCGGTCCGGTACGGGCTCCCCGTCCATTTCGGGGTTCCGTCGCGGGGGCAGCGGCCGCGGCCGTTCCTGTTCCAGGCACTCGACGCGGAAACCGCCGCGGTCGTGGACGCCTACACGGCCGACGTGGATCGGCTCATCGGCGAGAAGGTGTAACCCCGTGGACGACGGCAAGGTTCGGATGATCGCGCCGCACCTGACGGTACTGATGGACGACGGCGCCGTCCACGAAATCCAGGCCAACAATTTCGACATGCTCATGTACGAACGGACGGCCCGGAAACGGGGCTGGCCCGGCCCCCAGGAAGCCCAGATCGAATGGATGACGTTCCTCGCGTGGCAGGGACTGACCCGCGAAGGCCAGATTCCGAAGGACACCGGCTACGACGATTTCGCGGGCCGGTGCGTTTCGATTGACCCGACGGCGGTGGGCGTGGACCCTACCCGGCCGGATCGCGGGGCCGGCTGATCGTGGAACTCGCGGTCGCGACCAACATTCCGCCCGCGCAGTGGGCGGCAGAGGATGATGCGACGATCGCGACCGCGTTAGTCGTGCTCGCAGAGCAGGCGGACCGGGCCCGGGGACGCCGTGGCTAACAAAGCGACCCTCACGATCGGGATCACGGCCGACACGGCGGCCGCGGTCGCGAACCTGAAATCGACCGAGCAGGCGGTGAAGGGCTACGCGACTGCGGCGGACGACGCCACGAAAAAGACGCGGGACGTGTCAGGCGGGATCGAAACGGTCGGTGGCGTTGCGGGCGGCGCCACCACGGGCCTGCGCGACATGTCGGACGCGATCGCGATGGCCGGCTTTCCCGAGCTCGCGGCCGGGATGGGTGTCACCGCGACCGCCCTCGAATCGCTCGATGGTGCCGCGACCCTCTACCAGGCCGCGCAAGAGGGCTTGACGAAGTCGGTCGCGTTTT